TAAAACGACCTGTTTGGCAGTGCAGGTGACTATACTTGCCGCCACTGCTACTAGAACTAAATGACATACATTAACTAAATGATGATTAAAATAAAAAATCCACTCTTATTGAGTAGATTTTATCGATAGTAGTCACCTAATAGTTCAACACATTTGCGTTTTAGTTCTAGTTGTGGGTGGACATAAATGTTCATGGTTATTGATACGTTTGAGTGCCCTAGTAGTTCGCTTAATGATTTATAATCTGCTCCACATTCAATACAACGTGTTGCAAATGTATGTCTAAGTGCATGGAATTTAAAGTGTGGTATATCTAGTTTCTTTAATAAATTATTATAGTATAGCCTGTACTTATTTGGTTCTATGTATTTGGCAGTATTAGTTAATATGTAATGATCGTCATCTCCACGCAATAGGTTAGCATACTGCATTATCCATGTATTAAGTGGAATAGTGCGAATGCTTGACCTCGTTTTCGGAGGAGTAATAAGTAGTTTTGAGCCATCTTCTTTTGTATAAGTTCTTATCATAGTTTTATCTATTCGTAATAACTGTGCAGTGAAGTTTATATCTCCCCATTTTAACGCACACAACTCGCCTATTCGTATTCCTGTATGAATACATAATAGGATGCCAAAGTTTTTGTGCGTTATCTTGGCTTGAAGATGGTTCATTAACTTTACTTGATTGTCTTTGTCAAATATAGGAATATCCTTTGGAGGACAATATGGTAATTTAATTTCAAGATCACGATTATCTAGTGTTAGTTTTAACACAGTAATTATATCTTTGGCATATTTATGGGACAGCCCACCTTTATGGTCAACTCGACCACTTTCGAGTTGTTCTAGTATAAATTGTTGCAACAAGTCATTATCCAACATTTTTATATCATATTCGCCAAGTTTTGGTAGAAGATGAGTATGTATTATGTTATAATAACTTGTGTAGGTTGAATATTTTAGATATATTTTTTTGTCTATGAGCCAGTCTGTTAATAAATTTTTGTATAACATATAAGTCACCTCTCTATGACAAAAATATACCGAATTATTAAGTCTTTGTAAAGTAAAAGGAGGAAACAAAACTATGACAAATGCTTACATTAAAGTTGGAGTCGATTTCAACCATGTTGAATCTATCTCCACAACACAGTCTGTTGACAACACTATTCAGGTTGTCTTAGACGATGATTTAGTTGATTTCGGAAGAACGCAGGGCTACATCGCCTATACTGCTGATGATGGTCAGAATCATTTAAAGTTTGACCAGCCTACGTATGATGCTTATCTTGCCGAAGTCAAGAAACAAGAAGAAGAAAAGAGAAAACAGGAAGAATTAGAACAGAACAAACAGGATTTATTTGAAGCGTTGTCTGTTGAGTACACCGATTCTGATAAGGAAGGGTATAAGTTCAAAGTGCTTAAACTTGGCGATGTTGTAATCTCCAAGGAATACGTTAAGTCCGATGATGCCGATATTAATGATGGCTCAGATTATACAAAGCCTATTGTTTATAAGGATGGCATGTCGGTCGAAAAGGGCTTATGGTACACAGATGGTAAAGCAGTATGGGAGTGCATTAAAGAAGGCGAACCATCTAAGTTTGGCGATACTGAATACTTTGATGTAATTGAAACAGCTTAACTAATTAAAATTATAAAGGGAGGTAAAAGGATTTATGGCTTACAAGGGAGCAAATACCTTGGTATTAGAGGCTAAGGAAAGTTTAGTAAATGCAATTAATAGTTGCATTAAATCAGGAGTCCCTGCCGCTATGGTGTCGATTATGTTAGATTCATTGTCGGCTGACTTAAACAACAATATTAAGACTGTTGTACAGCAAGAAAAGGATGCATATGAACAACAGTTACAGACTGAGAACGAACAGGTTGAATATAAACCAGAAGAGCAAGAAGTTGCTGAACCTGTTGAATCAATTGAGTCAGAAGAACCAATCCAACAGAATGAAACTGAGGAATAAGAAATTAGCAAAAATATGCTAATTTTTTATTTAGAAATCGACTCTATATAGTGTGAGGGCATTATAGAGAGGTTGTATTAATGGATATATTTGAATTTATAGGGAGTCATTTCCCAATGCTAGCGACTGTTTGCTTGATATTAAGTTTTATATTTCAAGTAAGCAGAATCCCTATTAATCCTTGGGGATGGTTGCTAGACCATATTAGTGAAGCCATTACAAGACCTTTAGACGAGAAATTGGAGAAACGTGAGGAAGAACGGATGAAACAATATAAAGAAATATCTGATTGTTTAAAGGCATTGAATGAGCGTATGGATTGTTTAGATAAAAAATTAATAGATACGGAAATCAAGGAAGATGATAGATATATTAAAACTCTTCGTAGACAAATCATTGATTTTGCCGATAGCATCAGAAATGGTAAAACACATTCAAGGGAGCAGTATGAAGAAGTACTACGTATGAATGAAGAATACCATGATACATTAAAGAAATGTAATATGACAAATGGATATATTGATGAAGAAGTTAGATTTATCAAATCATCTTTCCAAAAGTTCAATAAAGAACAGGCAAATGATAATAAGGAGGCATAACTATGGACATGCAGACAATTTTAAATTATTTACAGACTATTGTTACTTTGATTGTTGGTGGAATTGCTTTATATTTAAAGTTTTCTACTAAAGCACAGACAAAGGCAAAGGAAATTCAGCAGACAATTGCATCTATTACTGCTACTGCTGTTGTTTATATTAAGGATGCCGAAGACAAATACAAGGACACTACTAAGGCTGGCGGACAAAAGTTTAATTACGTTGTAGACAAGCTGTATGCTTTAGTTCCTGAAGGACTGAACAAGATTATTACTAGAGAGATGGTTGAAGAAATTGTTCAGAGTACATTTAATGAGATTGAAGAATATGTAAAACTTCAGCTCGATAATGCCTTAGATAAAACAGAGGAATAATTACAGGGGGACAAATTGTCCCCTTTTATATACAAAGGAGGTATAGTAATGAATAAATTTACTTATATGGATTTCTATAATCAGTGGCTTAATCAGTCATCTAGTTTAGGTGGCTATACAAACCAGTGCGTTACATTGTTTAAAGAGTTTTTAAACAAAGCAGGGTATCCTAACCCAGGTCGTGCCATTGGCGGTACTGGTGGCGCTAGAGAAATCTGGTATAGACGTGACGCTTTAGGATATGGTGACTACTTTGAATTTACACAGAAAGGACAACCTGGTGACTGGTTCATTTGGGATAGTGTTTACGGATGGTATCAAGGTGTTTATTATGGACATGTAGCCATGCTGATTAAGGACAATGGCAATGGTACAGGTCAATTCCTTGGAATGAATCAGACTTATAACCTTGCCCCTGCTCAGGTACAAACATTAAAATATGATGGTTCTTGTGGTGTGCTACATTACAAAGGATATATTCAGCCTAGCTCTTATGATGCATCTAAATTAATTAATGAGCATGCTATTGCTACAATGACTTATGATGTTAATAAACGTGTAGGCACACCTAATGGTAGTATTGCAGGCACAGCTACAACAGGCACTAAGATTGAATACACGCAAAAGTGGGTAGGTAATGGACATAGATACATCTCGTGGGTTGAGAATGGCACTAGATACTTTGTTGCTGTTAGTGGTAGTGAGCAACAAGGTGTTGATCCATGGGCTACATTCGCCCCTATAAGCTCTCCTACGCTTGATTTAATCCAGGAGGATGGATTAGCCACCATGACTGTAGACGGTGTAAGAGCGCGCTTAAATAGCCCTACAGGTGACGTTGTGAGGACGTACAACACTGGTGATAAGATCAAGTATACACATAAGTATATTGGCAATGGTCATAGATATATTGTATGGACTGAAGGAGATGATAAAATCTTCCTTGCTGTTGCTGGCACAGAAGATAGAAGTGATATGTGGGCTACATTTGGTACTGATGAAGAGCCTAAACAGGATACACCTTCAGAAGAACCAAAATCTGAAACGCAGAATCCAGAATATATTAAAAATGTAAAAGGATACGGTGTTGATATTTCAGAACATAATGGTGCTAGTTTTGACATTACACCTTATGATTTTGTCATCATTCGTGCAGCTTGGGGCGAAAATACAGACCAGTTGTTTGAAGCTAATGTAAAGAAATGCGAAGAAGCTGGTAAGCCTTATGGTGTTTACCTTTATGACTATGCTTTAGATGATGATGGGGCAAAAGCTGAAGCTGAATACATGCTTAAACTAATTGAAGGTAAAAATATTCAGTTAGGAGTATGGTTTGATATGGAAGATGCTGACCATTACAAGCAGAAGAAAGGTGTATTAACTGCTGAAAGATGTTCTAATTCCTGTAAGATTTTCTGCGATGCTTTAAAAGCCAAAGGTTATTTTACAGGTGTCTACTCTTCTAGTTCTTGGTTTGGCAAGTATATCAATACTGATTATCCTAAATGGATTGCTCAGTGGAAAAACACAACTGAATTTATTTATGAAGATTTATCTAATGAATGCGATGTATTCCAGTACACAAGTATGAATGGCAAGTTAGACAGGGATGTAATTTATAAAGACATTAGCTACTTTGCATCTAATCCTATTAAGGATGAGCCTGTTGAACCAGAACCAACACCAGAGCCTAATGAGCCATCTACCCCAGAGGAACCAAAGAATGATAAACCTAGTGAAGAACCAGCCGAAGAACCTAAGGAAGATAATGAAGATGACAAACCTACAGACAAGCCCAATGATAATAAGACCGAGCAGACAAATGGGATCAGTACTCTTATTAACCTGCTAATTGAACTTGTTAAGAAGATTCTGAATATTTTTAAATAAAGTACTTGCATTATCTAAATTAGTATAGTATTATAATTGTGCAATCAGCAAGGAACACTTGTTCGGTTGTACAATTTGCCGACTTAGCTCAATTGGCAGAGCAACTGATTTGTAACCAGTAGGTTGTAGGTTCGATTCCTATAGCCGGCACTGAAGTAGTTTATAGACTATTTCGTATTAAACCGTTCAGGTCTTTGGTGGTTTGAATGACCACCATTCTAAAGAGCTTCCTGCAACTATGAGAAAGCAAAGCACTGACTAAACGTCATTGGTAGCAATTGCAAAAAGTAGATAAAGAGGGTAACCGCAATATGTGGTTGAAAAAATAGAAAGGAGGCATGAGTCATGCAATTCATAAGAGCACTCAAGATGAGAATCTATCCAGATGCTGAACAAGCTTTGAAGATTGATAAGACTATTGGCTCATGCCGATTTGTCTACAATCATATGCTTGCTCGCAACAAAAAAGTATATAAGAGACGTGATGAACATCTCTCTTATAACGAAATGCAGAACCTTCTGCCTGTGATGAAAGGCTATCTTCCTTGGCTGAAAGAGGCAGACTCTCAGGCACTTAAATATGCCTGCAGGCAGATTAATACAGCTTACGACAGGTTTTTTAAACATAAGGCAAAGTTCCCTAGATTCCATAGTAAGCGTGATAACAGACAGTCCTATATAACAACCAACGCTACAAGCATTCATTATGAACCATCCAAGAAACGTGTAAAGATACCGTTTCTTGGATGGATGAAATGCTCAGATGGCAGAGTACTAAAAAACTATCGATTTATCCAAGCCTGTGTTTCCAGGCAAAATGGTAAGTACTACGTGTCTATCACATACAGTGTTGAGAAGACAGTTAATCCAGTGACTGTGAGTGAAAACCAAGCTCTCGGTCTGGACTATAAGTCTGATGGCCTGTATGAAGATGACACAGGACATGTAGCAGAAATGCCAAAGTGGTACAGAGAATCTCAGGCAAAGCTCAAAAAAGAGCAGCGTAAATTGCGTAACAAGGTCGGTTCTAAGAAGGGTGAGATAAAATCTCATAACTACTTAAAACAGCTGCAGAAAGTAAGAAACCTGCATGAGCACATTGCCAATCAGCGTAGAGACTACCATCAGAAACTCAGTACGGAATTAGCCAATAAGTATGATGCTATTCTGATAGAAGACTTGGATGCCAAAGCAATGGCTAACAAAGGCTTTGGCAATGGAAAAGCTACTTTGGATAACGGATGGGGCATGTTTACCACAATGCTTGCATACAAACTTGCAGAACGTGGTAAGTGTCTTCAGAAAGTAGACAGATGGTACCCGTCATCTCAGACATGCAGTACATGTGGATGTATAAATCCAGAGTTAAAGGATTTACGTATTCGTAAATGGATATGCCCGCATTGCGGTACAGAGCATGACAGGGACCAGAATGCAGCGTCAAACATTAAACACGAAGGTTTACGCTTACTTGGCGTAGCCTGACGAAACCGAAAGGCGGATTGAATACAAAATTGGTACGGTGAGGCACATCGGAACCTGGTGAAGAAAGCGCCAAACGCATGTGGAGACAGGAACTTCGGGCATAGGTAGCAATACCTATGTAGATGTCTGTCAAAGAAGCATGAACTGCAATTTGGAAAGCACTGGTGAAAGCAGTGTTTTCAACCACAAATTGCGGATAGCCGATAAAGAATGCCCCATAGTTAGGTTACGGTGTCCTAACAAATTTAGTGTGAGAAGGTCTCTTCCTATGCCGTAGGATTGCTGACCAGAGCGCTAACCGAATTCCTTGCCTCGGAAAAAGTAGCAGTAGTTGCCAAGCGGCAGGCAATGAGACTTCGCAAGGATATATGGCGGAGTATAACAGTAGTAGTTTACCAGCCTCATAAGCTGGAGGTCGATGGTGCAATTCCATCCTCCGCAACTAAGCGTTGGATGTGTGCAGACGCTATAAAAAAGGTGTAAACATCCTCTAAGAGTAGGAGATAGGAAGACTTGAGTTTACAAGGGAGATGAATCTAGCTACTTAGAGTGAATCCTAAAGTCTATAGTACTGAGAGACTATGCGTGATTGGAAACAGGCTACCTATAGTATGCCATGTCCTACAGAGTACTTGAAACGCTAGGTAACATTATTGTGGAGTGGCGAAATGGTAACGCAGATGATTTTGGCTCATCCATGTAAGAGTTCGATCCTCTTCTCCACAGCTATTTTACTAGGAAGGAGCTTGTATGGTAAAGGAAAGAAATTATGATTTTCATTACTATGCCCTAAGGCATGATTTCAATAGTGATAAAATATATTCTTACAATGTGTTTGACAATATTCAAGTGTATGAATGTACTGTTAAAGCATGTGATGATTATTGGAAAGGCAAGTATACATATGAAGAGTTCACAAAGCAATTAGATAAAATCATAATGTGGCAAGAATGGGGACGTTGCGAATATGAAATCATAGTTGGTGGTCTATTTACGAAAGAAGATAAATATAGAAAGATAGACTGCTATATGCAAGCTCATCCTAATATTGATTTGATTGCAACACAGGTTGTTAATGAATATAAAAGAAAACATCCTAGGAAGAAAAAAATAGAAAAAGAATAACAAGAGCGGTCTATGTACTTTGCGGAGACATAGTGGTAGCAATAAAAATGTAGAACTCCATAAAAGAAGCTGTGCGAAAATTAGCTATAAGTAACATAGATAACGAGCGACTAAGATGCCCCAGGGAGTTTCGGAAACCAGTTTTGAGTCGGACGTTAATTAAAGGTAGATACTTAATTGTATCTACCTTTTTTTATCCTGTTATATAATCCATTTTAAGCCGTTTTGAGAGGGGTTCGTGCACAGATGATAACTTGTCCATCTTTCGTGATAATCGCTCTCTACGTGGCTGAAATGTGACTTAAATTTAAAATAATTGTTTGTCGCTAGTACCGGTGTTAACATCACTAATCCATTCATAAACATTTTTTATGATTCTCACAATTACATCGTTATTAGGTAGGCATGGAGGGATATCCTCATCAATGTGAAGTTTGTAATCATTGCAGAACTTTTCTTTAGTAGACTTCACTGCATAGCCTTTATTATATCCCTTGCTCGGCTCAATTGTTTTATTGTCTATAAATCTTTGAAAGAATTTTTTATAATTAGCATAGCCAATCCTAATCCCATTATTTGTGGCGTGTTTCCAGCCATTAGTCGCAGATACTGATTTACGATTCTCTTTATAGAAATAATTATATGTGTCTTCTGTTAATTGCATTGTTCTACAATATTTAACAGTGAACTTATCTGTAACCAATTTATCTAGATTCGCTTTTAAATAGAAGTCCAGTCCACCATCTTCATAAACCACTATTTTGTTCAATATAAGAGCTACCTGTTTCTTTGTTAGCCTTTCTGAGTCTAATATGTCTTGGAAAAGTTCTCTGGCAGTGAGCATACTTTTCTTATATTTAGATAAATCACTGTCATCGTCTATAATCTCACTTAATTGTAGATTAAGAGTTTTGATTTCTTGTGCTTTTTGCGCTATAGTTAAATCATAATTCTTACTTAATATATCTGCTAAAGCTGGGTTTGCCATTGTAGCATCCAACTTTTGCTTTATAACTGCTTGTAGCTCAGTTTCAGCTTTCTTGATTTGTGACTTTAAAACATTTATATCAAGATTGTTGGCTGAGCTTTTTTTGACCTCTCTTTCCATAATATCTTCTACACTGTCTAATATTTCATCCATATTATCTGTACATTGTCTTAAGAACATCATTAGGGCATCTTTTATATCACTTTCTCTAACGCTGTGTGAACTACAAAATTCAGTGCCATAATTATTGTATGTTATACATACATACCTAGTATCTCGATCGTTACTTGTTGAAGTGAACTTTTTCCCACAGTCTGCACAATATAAAAAACCTGCGAATACATTTGGTCTTGTTTGTATTCTTCTACCTCTAAAATTTCCCTTTGTTCTTTCTTTATAAACTTCTTGAGCTAAGTTAAAAGTTTCAATATCAATAATAGCTTCGTGCCTATTTGGAAATACAAGCTTATCTTCATCTTTTTGTTTTACTTTCTTTCCATTTATGGAACGTCTCCTTGTTTTATTTAGAGTCAACGTACCAATATAAAAATCGTTTCTTAACATTTGTTTGACGGTAAATACATTCCATTTTGTAGCTACATTACCTTTATAAACTCCGCCTCTTTCTTCTATGTCTTGCTTCATTAGAAATGTTGCTGTTGGAGCACCTATTTTAGTTAAATATTGTACGATGGCCATGACGCCATTTCCGTTAATATACAAATCGTATACTAGACGCACATATTTAGCAGCACGTTCATCTATGAAATAGTCTCCTTTTTTATTGGGATTAATTTTATATCCATAAGGAACGCTACTTATATAGTTTCCTTCTTCTTGTAATGTTCTGATTGATTTGATTACTTTTTTACTAGTATCTCTGATGTATTTTTCATTAACCCATGTTTGGATACCAAGTATTTCGTTTGATTGCTCATCATAAGAATTATAATTATCATTTATAGTGATAACACATTTGCCTGATTCTATAATGTTTTCAAGAAACAAATTAACCTTTGCATTGTGTCTTCCTATACGAGATAAATCCTTCGCAATTATGGTATCTATGGTTCCGTTGTTTAAGCCCTGCTTAATCTTGTTGAACGCAGGTCTATCTAAGCTAAAACCGCTGTACCCATCGTCATATAGATACTCATCTATTATTATCCCATTATCTTTTGCGTACTTTTCTATTATCTTTCGTTGATTACTAATGCTTTCGCTTTCGTCGTTGTCTCCATCCTCTCTGGACAGTCTCATATAGCCAACTACAGCCATGCTAATAACCACCTTTCAACAATGTTATTTTGATTATATAACAATGTTAACATATATACAAAAATGGCACAATATACCAAATGTTACTATATTGCTAACTTTTTGTGTCTGCCATAAGGAATTCTGCAATATTTCTCGCAGGGTCTTTTCCCCCTGATATGACTAGCATTAATCTGCAGCATCCATTATATTCTGCTCTTATTCTATTTACATCTTCTTCTGTAGTTTTGTTACTGAGAGAAACAACCCTTATTCCATCCTTCATTTTGTCACCTCAAATAAAAAGCGGACTTCTCCGCTTATAATTTTACATAGTTTCTTTTAATTCTCTGTATTTTCTAATATACCAGTCAGACTTTTTAATATCTTCAAGTCCATTTTTATCTGCTGCTCTGTATCTGTATTTCCATGCATTAAGCTTACAGAATGCCATTACTTCTTCTTTTGTAAACAGTAGCTGCATTTCATCAATACATTCCATAGCTCCGTCTCTTTCATAATGAACCGGATGATTTACAGCGTCGTGCTCATCTGTGTTTGTGCCGCACATATTGTTAAATTCCTTTTCCATAATGTCAATATATTCTTTTAAGTCCACTTTGTCCATTTCTTTCTCCTCGTGTTTAAATTGTTTATTTTCTATCTAACACATTATTTTGTACCAGAAGAGCCATGCCCACCTCTATTGGCATTTTCAAGAACTTCAACTTCTTTAAAATTAATTGGAGGCTGTCTCTTAATAATTCTGAACTGACAGATTCTATCATACTTATCAATGTGTGAATCTCTTAATGCATAAACTGGTATAAACCATTGATCCTCGTTTCCACAGTAGGACTGATCAATCACGCCTTCTGAGTTTGTTTGAATAATTCCATAATTCTTAAATGTACTACTTCTAGGAACTACATGAGCTTCATAACCTGCCGGAATTTCCATTGCCACTCCAAGAGGAATCAGCTTAAATTCCCCTGCCTTAATATCAATTGTTTCTGCGGATCTCATGTCAATCCAATCGCTCTTATTGCCACCAACCTTTTCAAGCTTAGGCATATCCTTGTCAAAATACTTAATCTTAATTGTTTCCATTTTTCTCTCCTTATAAATATTCATCTAACCTATTAGCCATTAAACCTAGAATGTAATCTTTATTGTTTTCTAAGAATTCTCTTACATTCATTCCTTTTTCAACGCCCATTGTAATAGCAGTATCAATTGCCGTATCCATAAATTTATCAATTGAGTCACATGTCGCCATTTCAAGTTCTTTCTGGTCTGGCTTATCAATTACATACTGTGGATCAAATTTTGCATAATGCATTTCAGCTAATGTATCCATATTAATTCTATTTTCCATTTGCTTCTGCCTCAAATAAATCATCAATAGTGAGTGGTACGCCATCCATTCTTTCAATTACAAAGAATTCTGTCCAAGAACCGACATCAATCTTTATTCCTCCGACACCATTTGTGTACTGTCTCCAATAATAAGGTTTATAATGATGTTCATCAAGAAAATCTTTAATAATCAAATTACATTCATTTACGGTATTCGCAGCACCAATTGCTCTACTATTTTCTCCTTCGAATCTAACTCTATACTTCCACATATTATTCATCCCTGCTAACATATTCAAAGACAAGATCATCAATTAGCTTTTCATATGTGCCGAATAAATCACAAACCTGTTCCTCTGTGTAAGTTTCTTTACTGAAACCATACTCAAAGATAATAGCGTGCATTAATTCGTGTCTAAGTGTTTTTACCTTGCTTGGGAGATCAAGATTTTCATGTAAATAAATTTTTCTATTTGCATTATCACAGAGCCCAAGAATACTTTCACCATTGCTTGTAAGAGTTACATAATTCTCATCGTTTGTTTCAATGATTTCGTATTTAATGTGATTTAGCCTATCAATTTCTAGTTCCATTAAACTCCTCCTTATATTTTTCATTTAATCCACAGCAATTAAACTCTGTACATCTTCCTCCTCGGAATTTACATTGAGGTTCAAGGCATCCATCAAATTCAGGGCACACCTCAATGACCTGCCTGCAAATTTCTTTCATTACTTCTCTGGTATATGGATCTGCTTGAGCACAGAGTCTTCTTCTAGCCATAAACATTAGTTCTTGTGCATTGATATACATAATATGAGACACCATTGCATCCTGTGTAGCTTTTGTTCTGTCATAATTATCCTGTCTATCATTACGCTGGCTTTGTACGAAATGTTCTACTCCGTATTTATGTCGTACATAATGAGTGCTGACGTAATACGGAATCTGCATCTTAATACAGAAATTCAACGTCCTGATTGGACTGTGCTCGGAAAGAAGTAATTTGTGTTTCCATTCATTTGTTGGCAACTTTGCGCTGTGCTTGCCTACAGTATTTAATGTGCACTGCTTACAAATTAGCCAATCTTCATCCGTAGGATATTTCAAAATTTCAACTTTAAAATCCATTTTATCCTCCATAAATTATAATTTTAAATGTTTTAGCTAAAAACTTCATACGTTGGACTATTTTCGTCATCAATAACTTCCATAATTCCATCTAATACATAGCTCACATCGACTCCGTTATCATTTAACATAAGCGCTAAATGAACCATTGTAAGAATCATATCTTCATCTGTGATTTCGTTCCTATCAAAATTTGTCATTGTACTATCATTATCTGTGTCAATTAAGACACTTATATTTTTTTTCATTTTAAATCCCACCTTTGTTAGAATGTTGGTCTGTTTGCATTTAAGAACATTACTTCCAAACAAAAGAATAGAGCTAATGATTTATATGCAACATCCATTTTTAAGTTTACAGCTAAGCATACGATAAGTGCAATAAACATAATCCAATTAATGACAGAAGAAGACGCAATAGCGAGGCAAATTCTTTTGAAATAATTAAACATTTTCATCTTCACTTACCATACGACAGTCTTTTGCATTGTTAATAATTCTGTCAAGCTCTGCCTTTTTGTATCCTGCAAGCTTTAACAATCCATAAAGAATTGCCTTTTCTCTGTCTTCTTCGTCTAAGTCACACTTGCGAAGTACGACCTTCTTTTTTGTAAACCTATCTCTTACAACAGTTACATCATCATTAATAATAACTTCAATATTCTTTTCTTCTGGTAACGATATAAATGTAAATAAAGAAGCAGAAATCAATTCGTCTACTTTTAATGATAGTGCGTCAATAAACATTTTGTCATTTGCCATAATTTGCCTCCTGAAGCTCGTAAGCTTTGATAACATTTCTCATTAACTGACCAGTTGTCAGCTTACCTACTCCACCCGGCGTAGTTGTAACGCTAACATTTAATGATTCTAAAGAATCTGTATCCACATCGCCACAGAGTTTACCATTTTCATCTCTGCAAATGCCGCAATCAATAATAGCAGAAATGTGCTTATTCACAAACATATAGTCTGCGATCCACTTTGGCTGCCCAGTAGCCGTAATAATAATATCAGATCTTCTCATTGCTAAGATAAGCTCTTCTCTTTTTGTCTTACTATGAGCTAGTGTAACTGTTGCATTACGACTTTCAAGCAACTTTGTTAAAGGCTTCCCAATTAAATCAGAGCGATTGATAATTAATACATTCTTACCAGATAAATCTTCGTCCAAAATATTTAAAATTCCTTCTGCCGTTGCCGGATGAATACCATCCTGATTTGTCCACAGCTTGCCAATAGAAATTGACGTAAGTCCATCAACATCTTTTTTCCAATTAATCGTATTCAGAATATCTTGTTTATGGCTCATTAAAGAGTCGCTAAGTGGCAGCTGAAGCATTATCCCTGTAACTGTATCGTTCTGGTTTAAACTCTCTAATACGAGCTTTAAATTGTGCTCAGACACATCTGCCGTCAGTTTGCAATGTTCAAATTCAATGCCACACTTTTCTGCAGCCTTCTTTTTGTTTCGAATGTAAACATCACTAGCGTCGTCGCCTTCAACCTGAACAACAACGAGCTTCGGTCGCTTACCAGTCTGAGAAAAAATCTTATCAGTCTTTTCTTTGACTTCTGCAAGCATTTCTTCTTGTTTCTTTTTGCAATCAATAATTTTCATTTTTCATTCCTTTCTATAGTTCCTAAAAAGAAAAAGGGAACTTCTTCCCTTTTATTATACATGATTCTACATTGTTTGCAACAATAATTTTAAATAGTTTATTTAATTTATAATAAGAATTACTATTTGCCAAGCATTTCTTTTCGCCACCATTTGCGAAATTCTTCCAGTGTTGGGCATTTTTCATACCACCATTTACTCAATTGGCCAGACTCGTATCCTGCTCTAGCATATTTCCAATCCCATCTGTCAACGGAGTCATGAATTTCCCACGTATCTATATATCGTTTATAGTTTTTAATATATTCTTCTGAAAAATTTCTTCTGAATCGTCTATTTGCCAGTTGCTTTGCCTTTTTAGAACCTTTTGGCTTATCTTTGACAACAGGATTCTTCTTGTATGACCTGGACATATGTATTTACCATGTAGTAGCAATATCTAATTGAGTTGGATTACTCGCAGCAAATCCGCCTGTATCACACACAATACCAGTGCCCAGACTTGTCTCAATCAAACTGCCACGAGGTCTGATATTAAAATCCGCCGCAACCATGACGTAACCGCCAAGCATCTTGACCCCGTCTTCACGCACCCAATATGGGTCATTATTGCCCATACTCCGCATAATAGAAACAACACCACTCATATCTAAATTATAATACGTTTCTTTGCCTGACACGCCATAATGAACGCCTTTAGATGGTGTTAAACAATCTGTGCTGGCAGTGTAAGTTTGAACCGTTGGCTCTTCTTCGACAACAACAGCAGACTGCTGTCTTGCTTCTTCAAGTTCTGTCTGAGTATCTTCAAGCGTCTTTTTCAATGTATCAGCATTAATCAGCAGAGTTTCAATTTCAATGTCCATTTGTGAGTTCTTCTCTTCTGCATCAATTCTCTTTTTATCCACTTCATTGTATTCCTTGTGCAGCTCTGTGAGCTCATCCTGCAGGTCATTATTCTTTTTATAAAGATAACATTCTGTAGATATCGCTCCAACTACAGCAGCTGTAGCTACAGCCAATTTAATTGCTTTTTCTTTCTTCATAAAACCTCCTTTATAATAACTTTTAAATCATAACATTTTTGTCAAAAAATGTCAAATAATGCTAATAGCCAAACTTTTTCTTTAATTTCTTCTTTACTTGTTCAATCGTATTACCTAAAAAGACATAATTTTCAGATACAAAAATATTTGGCTCAATAACCTGGTAATATTTATCCGGAATATTTAAATTTCCATATTGTTCAATATGAAGATGGATGTTATATTTCTTTTCTAGATTTTCCATTTCTTCTAAGGGAATTGGTTTTGTAATTGGCTGTGCCATTAAATTTCTCATAATTTCTCTCCTGTAATTTTAAATAGTTTATCCAAACGGGGTGGCAACCCGAAGGCTGCCTATAAATATTGGAAAATATATACACCTGGCGTAACCAGTGTAAGCTATATTTATAGGTTATCATATGGAAACATTTACGTCAAGAAAAAAATAAAAGGTAGCTTATCTTCATCCCAAAGGATGTTCAGCGAAAGCTACCGAACGCTGAAGTTTATACTAATGATGTTAGTATAGTACTGATTGTTTTTGTAGAGTTAAGACACCATAGTATCAGCTCCTACGAGTAGAATATCATATATTTGATGTGCTGTCAACCAATCGCTTAAAATAGAGGTACATTTCCCATTCAAATGCAGTCGGCATTCTCCAGCCATCTTCTATTCCGATTATGATATATCTGAGGAGTGCTTCTGCTTGTTTAAGTTGTTGCTCAGTCATTGCTATTCTCTATATCCAAATTATTCATATAAAACTACTTTTTCTTCCTTTAATGTTTTCTTTATATCAATTACTCTTTGATTGCTACTGCCCTTCCATTTGAGTGTTAAATCTTTTTTCTCTTCAACAAAACGACCATCGACAAGAATATCAATGGTATTTAATACTTCCTTGTTTATTTCTAAGATTACATTATCTTTAACAGATAGCAATTCATCAAATGTATACCCAGACCACAACCATATAGTTTTATCTGGAAAATCTTGTTTAAACCATTTAACTAATTCAAGTGTAGCTAATACATTTCTAGGATGCATCGGCTCGCCTCCGAGTATTGAAAGGTGGCTAATATGTTTATTAACATATGGTTTAATTTTCGTTTCATAAAATTCTCTATCGAATGAAACACCATAATTAAAATCCCATGCAACTTCATTAAAGCAACCATGACAATGGAACTCACATCCACTAAAGAATACTGATACTCCTATTCCTCTGCCATTAGCTATATCAAATGGTTTTACTTCTGCGATGTTAGACATTTTATTTCCTCCTATAAATTAAGAGGGTGCCTCTACCCTCTTATATTATATCATATATTTTATAATTTTAAATAGTTTTTTATTTATTTCCTAAATGATATACACGATCGTATATATCGTTAGCCCTTCCATCATTGAACGGATTGGTACTAATATAACCACATATTCTGAGCGCAATATTCATTTTATCGAAATCATCATTGCCACAATTTGGACAGATAAATTTAAACTTATGATCGTTGGTTTTTACCATATGGATGTCTTTGCATCCACATACTTGGCAATAACTTGTTGTAGTATTAATTTCAGCATACATATTAGTATTATATATATGCTTAATAACTTCTAATAAAGCATCAATATTTTTTGTCATATTAGGAGTTTCAATATATGAAATCTGTCCTCCTGTGCTATATTTACTAAAATCACTTTCTACTGACAACTTAGTAAATGCATCAATTTCTTGACTTGGTGTGATGTGGTAACTATTCGTCACATAATCTTTGTCTGTAATTCCTTTGATAATACCAAATCGTTTCTGTAAGCATTTAGCAAATTTATATGTAGTTGACTCGATTGGGGAAGAATAAAGACTAAAGCCAATATTTGTTTCTTTTTGCCATTTAGCACATGTCTCATTTAAATATTTCATAATTTCAATCCCAAAATCATGACCTTCTTTTTCTAGCTGAGACTCTCCAGTCATATATTTAATGCATTCATATAACCCTGCAAATCCCAATGAAATAGAAGAATAGTTATTAAACAATAATGGATCAATTAATTCTCCTGGCTTTAGTCTTGCATAAGCACCGTGTTGCCATAAAATAGGTGCTACGTCTGACTTTGTTCCTTTTAGTGAATTATGCCTAATCATTAATGCTCTATAACATAATTCTAGTCTTTCATCAAATATTTCCCAGAATTTATCCATATCTTTTTGAGAAGATAATGCGATATCTGGAAGATTTAATGTTACAACGCCTTGATTAACATTATTTCTATATATTACTATATAGTTTAGACTATCTCTTCTCTTAATTTCACAACTAAGAGCAGCGCACTTCGGATAGTGATAAAATCTACCCTACTAGGCTACATTCATCGCCTATAGTCGTTACATTTTGATATTCTTTTAAATTATTAATCCTTTTAAACTCAATTATTTCATATCTTTTTTTAAACCAATTTTTATTAAAAAATTTATTTAGACTTCCACTCTTATTAGTATGCCCAGAATATTCTATAAAATCTCCTGCTGGGCAAAATGTAATTAATTTATTTTTTTCTTTATCTAGTAAAGTTAAATAGAACACATTGCCAACTCTATGATTATTATTAAAACAATCTTTTATGTTTCCCTTTTGAGTTCCAACATATAAATTCTCAACTCTATTATCAAGACTATCATCATTTTTATGATTTACTTGTTCTTTACGTTTTAATTCTCTCACCCAAGTTTCATATACCATTCTATGAATTGGAACGTGTTGCTGTTTACCCGTCTTTTTATTTTGTATATCAATATATTTATATTGCTTATTTCCAGTTTTTCTAATAAGTTGTTTGATATTCTTTTTAGAATAAGCTGAATAAACATCTCCATCTTTACTAATATAATAGATTGTATCTTTATATTTTTTATATATTTTTTGATTAATAATTAAAAACTCCATATTAATTTCCTCCTCATATAGGCGTAATTAATAATATCTTTAACACGGTATTTTCCAATTTATTGGAGGTTCACCGTTAGCAGAGTACATTCCCCACACCGTTTTATCATACGTTCACACTGTTTAAGGTCGCCCTAAATAAGGCATGTTAAGCGACCATAGAATTTAGGCTTACCGTTCTCGTCATAATATGGCATTAAAAACGATCTACAACCCCATTGTATTCACATAGTTCGCAACACTATGCAGTTCTCTTATGAACTTCCCTATATTCCTATAGGATATTAGACTATATCACCATCTCAAACATTTTGAGACAACTACCATTTCGATTTAAATGGACTTACTTCCGTTTTGCCATACCACCATTTACTTGTGGCTCTACGTTAAATCTAGTCGTTAGGCATTTACTTATCATTTAATAAGATTTAGCACGGTAACTCACCCTCGCAGGGCTTTGTCCGTTTAAGTAGTTTATTCTAATAATGTCACCATTATTAGGCACAGATTTTGTTTATGCACGGAAATACGTTTCCTTCTTTTAATTCCCTCATCTTCTTTGCAGAAATATAATCAGGGACTAATCTCTTAGCACTACATTCTGCTGCTAATTTTGTTAAATACCAATATTTACTATTTTCATGGATATTATCTTCATCAAGACAATAAAGAAGCTTCGGGAAAGCTGTTGTAATATAAACACCTTGCTTATTTTTAACACCTTTGATTCTTTGTCTTAGTACTTCTTCTATAATTATGGCAAGATCGTCTCTTGTCTTCCCTTTTTCTGCTTCATCAAGATACATAAAGATAGATGTAAACGGAGCTTGGCCATTTGTCGTCGACATAGTTATTAATTGATATTGTATTGTTTGAATTCCATCCTTTACCTCGTCTCTTACCATTTTTTCAATATCTTCATTAGATAAATTTGGATATTTATTTCTATAGTTTTTTCTGCTAATATCTACAAATGGAGCCAATGCAGTTAACGTAATTGTATTTCCACCATATTGAGAGCTTGCAACCTGAGTAATAATCTGCGTTGTAATAGTGCATGCCGTTCTAAATGAATGCGGTTTTTCAATCATTGTCTCAGAAATAACTGTTCCATTTTGAAGCATATCTTCAAGATTAATTAAACAACAGTTTGTGATTGGCATAGCAGGACTATAATCGCTATCATGGAAATGAATGATCCCCTCTTCGTGTGCTTTAGCGATATCTTTTGGAAGAATTAACTTTGTTGCCATTTCTCTACATGTAAATCCGGCAATATAATCTCTCATTGTTGGAAGAATTCTTGTATCTTTGTTTGAATTTTCTTTTTTAGATTCTTCGTCTTCTCCTTTTACAAGATTAATTAATTGTTCATATCTTTCTTGCAAATTTTTAGAAATTTCCCTATTTTTCTCTCTATCATATCTATATCTTACATAACTTCTTGCAGTCTTTTTCAATCTGCTGTTCATCAATTTCTCTTCGACAAGATCTTGAATTTCTTCAACCCCAATTTTGTCTACTTCCAATTTACTAATTTCGTTTGCAATTCTATTCGCAACTTCTTTGTTAATCTCGTCAGATTCTTCCATTGCTTTTAAAATTGCATTTACAATTTTCTCTTTTGAAAATTCTACAATTCGACCGTCTCTTTTTTCTACGTTCATAATATACCTCCTCTACTTTGTATTTCTAAAATAACTTCCGACTACCGCCAGCCCAATGCTGCATACTAATCCATGCAAGAATGTCCAATTATAATTAATTTCGAACACTCTGCAAAGTGCTACGCCAACACCCCAAACAATGATGGCATTAATAGCAAATACAACTGCATAAATTAATACAGCTAATAAAATAGAATAAATCCAATCTTTCATTTTAACCTCCTTTCTATAATTTTAAATAGTCTTTTATAAAAGAGCAAGATTTTCTTGCTCTAATATTGTATCACCAAATAGTTGGAAGTGCAATTATAATGTTCGAATATTTTAATCCCCATCCCAAACAGCATCCGGGCACTCAATTGCCATATGAATCATATCTTTTAACGGAGTAATTGCGTTGGCAGCAGTCGGCTCCCAATAATTACTTGTGTCTCCTTCGCAAACATAATATTCTTCAATCTCGGTTGTATATATATTATTTCCGTACGGCTTTGTTTCATTTCCGGATTCATCATAATAATGGATCTTCCTTCTCTTAGACTTAATCCAATTTCCATCGAAATCCTTATTACGAGCCTCGATACCTTTAATCATTCTTTTCAAATAAGGAATTGATTCTTCGCCAGTCATACCATAAACACAACGGATTCCTTCATTCCTATCAAAAGGGAAATAAGCGTCGTCTTCCGTGACTGAACGATAATACTCTCCATAATTATATGTAATATTAATGCACGCTTCTCTTTGTTTTGACGGCACCAACTGCCCCGTTTCCATATCAAGTTCCACTGGAATTGTGCCTCCTTTTACAAACACTGCGTTGTCCATTGTAGCAACCTTGCCTGTTTTCTGATCAATTAGTTCAATGTCATAGCTCATTTTATTTTCTCCTCTTTTTTTTGCACAGATATAATAACACCGTTATCAAATTATGTAAATAAAAAAGCGGAAATTAATCCGCTATTTATTTTAAGATCTTATTCATTAAGCAACTATAACATATTTCATAAATCATAAACCCCATATGTGACCTACTAATAAAGTATGTATATAGATTTGATCTCTTTTGCATTCCTATAAATTGTCTAAAAAACGCAAGTTCATTGTACTGTGATTCATAATTATGTTCAATGATGTCATCAATAGAGTCGTTTTCTATTAAAAGATAGCAGTGTTCAATGTTAATCATACGGTTCAATTCTTTCAGAAAACGTTCATCCTTTTCTTTAATGTTCCCTGCCAGTTCTGAAACACTGTTCTTTCTTTCTATGCACAGCTCATCTGTAAAGTATGTATCACGGGCAAACCCAAGCTCAGGACACGCTTCAATCATAAATGAATAGTCGCCAGTTTTAAGAGACTTTCCTTTATGTTTAATTCCTTTTTTGTCAAAATAGTCTAAAATATGCTGATTGATTTTTTCAGCAGTATCATGAAGTATAACTATGTGAGACACCAACTCTTTGAGTTGCTTTTCTGTATAATATTGTTTCATTATTTTTCATTCACCTCATTTCCATCCGTTATTACGCTCCAGCCTTCTAGCCAAAATTCTTTGGCTCCCGATGGATCGTCGACCCAGATTTTCTTTCCAGTTTTAGGATTAATTTCATTTCCAGGCACCTGCTTTGTCTTTTTTGCAATTCTATTGATACTAATCATATTACCTTCTGTAAATGGATTTGAATCGAACTGTCTCGTCCAAACTTTTAAGCTGCGAACTTTTCCTGTAAAGATTTCATATAGATCCACGGTTGTTAATCCCTTACCAACATTAAGCTTTGTAACATAATAATGACGTTTGTCCTCGTCTGGATTAACAGTCGAAATATAGCCAAGATGCTCTAACTCATATTTAATTTTATCCATAACTGTTGTAGGCGGATAAGGTATTTCATTACAAACAGCTTTAATAAATTTTAGGCTGCTAAAGCCTTTGATTTGTTTCTCAGACTCTTTATATTTTTCATTAATTATATCAGCAACTTTAGAAATAAATATTTCATAAGATAAGCTATAATCTCCAATATAAACTCGTCCATCTTTTTTCTTTGCTGTCTTTTTGCCGTAAATTGCGTTGAATACTTCAATCTGCTTCAGAAGCGCATTAGGCTCGCCAAACTCTGAGAAGAAGTCAAGCCTAACCAAAATCTCCAGCTGACGTGAATTTACAGACGTTTTATCATTTATGTCTACTAGTAAGTCGATAAATGAATCGTATTTATTATCACGAAGTGCATAGAGCTCTTTGGCGATAGTATCGTTACAGAATTTAATAGAAGCAATACCTTTATATAAAGCTCTATTTTCTTTATCAACTGTATAATTGGCGCCAGATTTTCTAAACTTAATTGGATGCAATGAGATATTAAAATAATTCAATTCTTTTGTAAGTTTTCTCGTTCTTATTTCATCGTCGGAATAATTTGTTAATGCAACAGCATAATATTCTAATGGATAATTTACTTTTAAGTAGGCTCCATAACACATATCTCCAGATGTCGCCGCTGCATGAGGTGCTGCAAAACCATATGCCATACAGCTTTGCATCAATTCCCATGTATGCTGGAATCCATTTTCGCTTCCTGTCTGTTTAATCCAATTTACTCTAAGTCTATCCTCTAATTTTTTAAAATCATCTGGTTTAATTTTTTTCTTAGAAATTTTCTTTATCAAACCAATTGATTCGGCAGGTGTAATGCCAAGCCATTCAAAGTAGGCCATTTCATTTTCCTGGAAAAGGATATAAGAATGAGTACTTTTTAAAATATTGTTTAAAATTGGAGAACCAGTATCATAATTTTTTCTTGCCAAAAAATCATCTCTCCATGAATTAAATGATGGTCTAATTGCAGCTGCTATGAATGCTCCATCTTCGAATGAGCTAATGCCGTACTTTTTTGCCTGCTCTGTCCCATTATCACTATCTACCTGATTAAGAGTGCATGTAATACCGTTTTTAAATAAATCCCAAACTCTTTGGTCATCTTTGATAGCCGCCAATAAATCATTGAATTTAATAATTGGTTTTCCAATCATATCAAATGTTTCACTGATTAATTTCCATACTTTTACCACTAAATAATCGTTTTTTAACACCTTCCAAAAGTCTGCTTCTCCAGATGTTATCATTACACAAATATTTTCTCCGACTCTAACAACGCCATATTCTTCCGTTAAATCTTTATTGGAAAGAACATGCGCACAAGGATGAACAGATGCACTTATAATGGTTCCAACGTACTTATTTGCCTCTTCGATTAACGGTTTCCATTTTGGATCATCAGAATAAGATTCAATATTTTTAGCAATTTCATTATATTCATCATATTGTAATTTATGTGAACGGCAAACATTTCTAAACGCTTCTCCCAATTGCATCGTTCCATATGCAATCATTGGATAGCACATATTTTCTCCAAGCAATTCTCTTGAAGCTGCAACGAACTCTGCCTGGCTTTTAACGTTGAAATCAATGTCTGGAAGAGCTCTATTCTCAATTAATCTAGCCGAAGACATAAATCTATCTGGGTACAACGGAAGATTAATATTAAATCTGTCAATCTGCGTCATGCCGAGGATTCTATTGATATAGAAAGAACCACAGCTACCACGCCCTGTACGAGTCAATACTCCCCCATATTTGTTTACACCCAAATCAACCAATTTTGTATTAAGAAGAAAATAATCGGCAGTATGACAAACATCATTAGTTTCTTCTATGATCTTCATTTCATAGCGAATTCCATCTCTATATTTTTTAAACTTCTCTCCTTCAATATGTTCTTCTTTTCTAATTTCTGAGAATTTTTTATTAATAATTTTTTTTAATAAATTCACTCTTTCATTTGGAGATAAATTTGGATAAATAGTAGGCATTTTAATATCAGTATTCAGGTCTATTTCTTCACAAGAATCAAAAATCAAAGTATTATCCATCGCTTCTTGAATTTGTTGCTCGGATAAAACACCTTGTTTAATAAAACGCTCGAACATCATATCATAATCTGGGAAATCAAGATTATACGTATCTTCATCTCCGTATGTAATACCTTTGCCTTTTAAAAGCTCTAATCTTTCTTGCTTACCATTCTCATCAATATAATGGCTATCATTTGCTGCAATTAATCCTAATCCATACTTTTCTTGAAATTCAATGCATTTTTTGTTTATTGCAATTTGATGCTCTTCAATATGATTTTGAACTTCTAAAAATACGTTATTTCCAAAATGGTTATATAATGGAATAAAAATTTCATTAATTGCTCTATCGTCTTTTAATAATCCGGCAGAGCAAGCAGTTGTAATGTATACATCGTCTTTATCCAATGAAAGCAAATCATCCAAAAGTAGTCTTGGTTTATAGTAATAAAATTCAACATTTGCTCTACTAGAAATTTTATTTACTTTTTTTCTGGCAATATTTGTTTTCGGAATAACAATAATGTGATAATTAGACTTGTCTTTTTCTCTTGCATTTGGCACTATATATCCTTCCAATCCAGCAATGCAACGAAGCCCATATTTGTTGCATAACATTTTTGCTTCAAATATGTCACCCATTGATCCATGATTCGTTGTAAAATAATTCGTATGTCCATATTCTACACATTTTTTTATATATTCCTCTGCTTTTGTATTCGTATCTGGAGTGTATATATTAGAAATATGGTCGTGTTTGTGATAGTTGTTATATCTTTTAGACATTTAAGCAACCTCCTCACAAATACGATTATATTCTGGATTATCTAAAAGGAATCTCTCTTTATAATTATACATAGCTTTATATAATTTATCTGGTATATATTTTTTATATTTATCTGCAAGCTCTTTTACATAATTTATTTTCGCATTCACATAAGCCATCATAGCATCTTCCAATTTTACAAATGTCCCAACTGTCTTTGGTTTTCCGTACATTGAAACACTGGCTTGAAATTTTCCATTTGGCATAACACTTATTCCTTTTGGTAATTTAGAATCTTTATTTTTTCTACCATGATCTAATAAACATTTATTGATAATATTCGGAACTATTACACACGTATTAGGTGAATATATTTTATTTCCATATACAAGCCAGTCTTTATCTAATTGAGTTTTTTCTCCTTCAATAAAATATTCATGCTCCTTATACCATTTTGCAAAATTTTGAAAATTTAACCATTCATCACACACTTCGCAATCTATGTAAGTCGGCTGTTGAATATGATATTTCTCACTATAGCATCTTTGAATCATTCTGTACCAGACATCATATTCTTTTGTAACTTTATTATTACGACATTGCTCAAAATCTCCAACTCCTTCATATCCTTTCCCAAAAAGTATTTTTTCATAAGGATTTTTCACATGACCCCTTTTGAAATTATGATATGAAACATGCATTCTTGCTTTATATTCATCTTGGAATTCTACAATAACATCTGTAGATGAAATATAATCAACAAGAATCATTTTATACCCGGCAGCATTTACAGATGATTCTCCTATATGTTTCTTTCCATTTTCTACACATTTATTATGCATTATTTTTTTATATTCAGCGTTCTTATCATATCTAATACATCCACATGACTTTTTGGCTCCACTTACTAATACGCTATATATAGAATATGTATGTTCTCGTTCTTCTTCTGGTTTATCTAATTGACAATCGCACATGCAATCCCACATTGGTCTTCCATACTTATCCCTTTTATCTGATAGCCCAAGCACTGTTAGCTTGCCAGTTCTGAGTCCGGTTATATCTTTTGCTTTAGTCATACTTTCACCCTAAATAATATCTTTTCTTTTTAATTTCTTCCCATTCTTCTGCAGGATAAATATTCTCACGAATACATTCACTCCCATATGAATCTTCTTTTGTTTTTACAAACACCCACTTCCGATTATCTTTTATTGGTGATGGTATTTCACTTTCTTCTAACACTTCTAATATCCAATTTTCTATTAAATTCATACAAACCTCCTTTCAGAATATTCCTCATAATTATAGAACAAAAAAAGACAGAAGTAAATATACCTCCGCCTATAATTTTGAATAGTTTATTCCTTCCACAGCGTTTCGTAAGTCATGAACCAGTTGCCGATAAATCCTAATGATGCAATTAATTCAATAGGAGACTGTTTCACATATGCCTCGCCCATCATAATGAAATACATAATGATCGCAGCAATTACAACAAATCTTCTGATGTATAACTTGTAGTTCATAACCTGCACAGCGTCTCTTCCATTTTATAAACGCCGACAACATTCTTCAACTTGTCAATTCGCTTACCACACATTGCAAACATAAGGTCTGGAATATACTTCTTCTGAATTTTGATGCTAGAAACAACTGTAGCATCCTGCTCCCCAAATACAGTATTAACTCTTACTCTAGTACCCATAGCAAGTCTCTCGTCACTTGGATTATTGAACGCGTAGATTTCATTGCATCCATCGTGCTTCACAAAGCAAACATTGACCATTGTAGTAGGATTGAATGCAATG